CACAGCACCTATCTGGATAATAAGTTTTGCGACGAAGCGTTCCTGCGCCGCATGGAGCGCCGCAAGCTGCTGGATCCGGAAGGATATCGGGTCTATGGCCTGGGCGAGTGGGGCGAGACTGGCGGGATGATCCTGACGCGCTGGAAGCTGCTCGACTTCGACCGGGATCCTTCCCGGTTCGACCGCATGGTCAACAGCCAGGACTTCGGCTACAACCATGCCAACGCCCTGGGCGAGATCGGCTTCAAGGACGGCGACCTGTACGTATGCCGGGAGATATACTGTTTCGAGAAATCGACCGATGAGATCATCCGGATGGCCAATGCGGCCGGGTTCCGGAAAGATCTGAAAATGTGGTGCGACAGTGCCGAGCCGGACAGGATCAAGATGTGGCGCGATGCTGGATATCGGGCCGAGGGCGTAAAAAAAGAGCCCGGCTGCGTCAGGGCCCAGATCGACTACCTGAAGCAGCGGACGATCTACGTCCATCCAAGCTGCCCAAACACAGCCAAAGAGGCCGGAGCGTGGAAGTGGAAAAAGGACCGGGTGAGCGGGAAATACACGGATGAACCGGTTGAGATCTTCGATGACGCGATGGCGATGCTGCGCTACTCTATCGAGGATGTACGCAATCCCGGGATACCGCTCACGCCGTTTACTATCGATTTTTAACAGGAGGCGATCAGCTTGGCGGACGCTACGATCAACCGACCGAACATCGACAAATATGAGCTGCTGCGCAACGCCTACTACGGTACCGGAGGGTTCGAGGATGGCAGCTACCTGGTCCAGCACAAGCGCGAGCAAAGCGACAACTATGAGGCCCGCCAACTGATTTCACATTACCTGAACTACGTTCAACCGGTAGTCAATTCGCACGTCGACCCGGTGTTCCGGAAAGAGGCACAGCGGGACTTCAATGGCTCCGGCAGCGAACTGTGGGACCAGTTCTATCAGGACGCCGACGGTCATGGCAATTCATTGCCCAGGGTTATCAAGCGGTTTGCCGCCGAGGCGAAGCTGCTCGGCGTGACGTTCGTCGTGCTCGACAACGACCCGAATCCGCCGCCGACGCTGGCGGCGGTGAAAGCGACCAGGGCGCTGCCCTATCTGTTTTCTGTTACCCCGGACCGGGTGGTCGACTGGAAGACCGACAAGCTGGGCCGGCTGACGTCGATCACCTACACTGAGCTGGTCGACGGCCACTCTGCCAACGACCAGGACTTCTGCCTACGCACGTGGACAACGGTCGGATGGAACCTTACCAACCGAGCCAGCGATACGGAGCACGGCAAGGGGGCGCATACTCTCGGGACCGTTCCGGTCATCCCGTATTTTTCTCGGCCTGGTCAGCCTGGTGTTATGAAGCCGCCATCCGAGTTTTTGTCGATCGCGCGGACGAACATGCACCTGTTCAACCTGTGCAGCTGGTTGTCCGAAATGCTCTGGAACCAGACCTTCGCGGTCTTGACCTATCCAGTAAAAGACGGCAACCAGCCTACAAAGCTGACGATCGGCACCAACAACGCGCTGGCCTACGACGGAACACTGTCCAATTCGCCGGAATTCATCGCGCCGCCGGCGGATCCGGCCACGGTGATGCAGGGGCAGATCGACCGGTTGATCCAGGAGATATACCGTATGGCCGCCCTGTCGTTCGTCACCGGCACCAAGGCCGAGCAAAGCGGCGTGGCCAAGGGGTGGGATTACGAAACGACCAACCGGATATTGGCCGACTTCGCTGCCAACACGGAATATGTCGAGATCCGGATTGCCTCGCTGTTCGCAAAATGGATGGGCGTGCAGCTCGAATACAAATGCAGCTATCCGGATGACTTTGGCCTGATCGACGTGGCCGGTGAGCTGGAAGCCGCCGGCGTGGTTAAGGAGTTCAACATCCAGTCCAAGACGCTTGCCGTCGAGATCGTGAAGAAGATCCTGGCTATCTACCTGCCGGATCTCGACACGGAAACTTTCGACAAGATCATTGCCGAAGTCGAAGCTGCCGGAGCTGACGCACTGGAGAGCGCCGCCAAGTACATCAAGGATCTGCAGAAAAAAACGGACACAAACCCGGGCGGCGGTGATGCCGGTGGCGGTGACGGTGGTGACGGCGAGGAAGGCGATGGTGAATGAACAGCGATATCGAGCGCATCATCTCGCGCTGGTCTGATGAATATCGCCGCCAAGCAGCGCCGCTGATCGCCAAGATCAAGGAGTTGCTGGAATACGGTCTATCGCCGCAGGAAGCGGTCAATCTGGCGCTTTTAACCACCGGATTTTCCGGGGCGGTGGGCGAAGAGCTAAAAAGATCGATGGGGTTGGCGGCTGCCAGCGGCTACGGATCCAGCGTCTCGGCTGATACGGCAATGACGCTGGGCGAAAAACTTTCGCTGATGCCGTGGGCCGCAGACAAGCTGGTCTTGTCGAGCAAGCTGTACGGTCTGGATCTGGCCATGCGACAGACGATCTCCGGGACCATCGCAGACCAGATCCGCAACGGTACCAACTGGGTGCAGATGAGCCGCGCTCTGTATGACGGATATGGATTTCCGGAGAAGATCCAGCGAGCCGAGCTGCCGGAATATCTGAAGGCGCTGGTGAGCGCAGCACAGAGAGCAAACCCGAACGATCCGGCCACGATTGCAGAAGTCAAGCGGCTGGCCCGGATCGCCAACCGCAACATCGACCGGATGGCTCAAGACGGTGCTCCCAACCGGATGCTTAAAGCAGCATATCGGCAGCTGGCTGAAATCGCCGAAAAGGGGAGCGCCAAGGCACTGGCCAAAGCGGTTGATGTAGCGGTAAACGAGAAGTCCAGATACTTAGCGGAGCGAATAGCCAGGACGGAAGGCGCCAGGGCATGGTCGGAAGGGTTCTGGGCACAGAACTATTCGGATCCGGATGTCGTTGGCGTGCGCTGGCGTTTGAGTAGCCGCCACCCGAAATTCGACATCTGCGACTTTCACGCCACCGCTAACATGTACGGTCTTGGGCCGGGCGTTTATCCCAAGGGAAAAAACCCGCCGCATCCAGCCCATCCGCATTGTACTTGCCGCCTGGTTCCGGTGTTTGACGGAGAAGTTGGCGCGGCAAGGGCACGGGTCCAGAAAGGCGGAAACGAATTTCTGAGATCGCTGACAGCAAAGCAGCGGCAGGATCTACTCGGAGCCAAAGGTGTGAAAGACTGGCAGGCCGGAGCTGATTGGTCCGGCAGCCTTCGAAACTGGCAGGGGCATGTGGACCCGAGGCCAAGACTATCAAGCGAGGATTTTAATCATGTTTGAAAAATCGGTCATCCTATCCGAATACGAACTGACCAAGCTCTGCCGGGAATGGCAGGAGCGGTTAAGGATTCAGCCTTGGCAGATCGTTGTGCGAATTTGCCGCGCTAGTGAATTTACCATCCCGAACGCTGGCGGAGAGGCGAATTGGCGAAAAACACTTGAAACTGCGGTTGTCAGGATCCTCGATCCGGTTGACTTCGACCCGGACAGTATGCGGCCGCAGGATATGGAAGTTGTTCTGGTTCATGAACTGCTGCATCTTCGGTTTGCCGAGGCCGATGTTACTGGCCGGGACACTCTGGAAGAGCGGCTGTTTGAGCTCGGCATCCAACACACCGCTGAAGCCCTTGTCCGGATGAAGCGTGAAGCAGAGGACTGGAAAGCGGGGTGTCAACGATGAAGGCGAGAGATAAGCCCTAAGGGCTGGCATAACTGCCGGTCCTTTTCTTTTGGCACGGCCCAGGCTGGCCCGGATAAAATATTTCGCCCCAGGCTGGGCGGAAGGAGCAAAAAATCATGGGAGACCTGAAAAAAGTTTTCGACGCCCTGGCTGGCGTTGATGGTGGCGTGGACCTGAAGTCCGCGCTGGAAGCAGAGCTGACGGCAATCCGCAACGAGGCGGCCGGGTATCGCGTCCGTGTACAGGACGCGGAGGCCACCGGACGCGCGACGGCCGAAAAAGAGCTGCTGGCAGTCCTTGGAGTGAGCGACCGGAACGCCCTGGCTGGTGTGAAGACCGCCCTTGAGGCGCTGCAAAAAGGCGGCGGGAAACCGGACGAGATCGGCATCCAACTGGCCAACCTGGCCAAGCAGGTGGAAACGCTATCCCAGCAGGTCTCTGAGAAAGATAAGCTGGCAGCGACCGAAAAGGAAAAGCGGATCAGCGCGATCCGTAATGCGAAGACCATCGAGGCGCTCACTGCTGCCAAGGCGATCAAGCCGGCCGAGCTGGCAAAACTGGTGGCAGGGCAGGTCCAGGTCAAGGATGATGACTCGCTGGTGTTCATGGCCGACGGTAAGGAAATTCCTCTGACCGACGGCATTGCCGCGTATCTAAAGGCGAACCCCGAATTCGTGTCCAACACTGCAGCTCCTGGCGCCGGCGGCGGGGCCGGCGGCGCTCCCGGAGACAAAGATCCTGAAAAAATGTCCATGGCCGAATATGCCGAATGGCGGAAAAACGGCGGTGGGAAATAATTGAGGAGGAATTGAAATGAGCAACACTTTGTTGACCCCGAGCATCATTGCCAAAGAGTCGATCATGGTTCTGCAAAATAATCTGGTCATGGCCGGCCTGGTCCACCGTGACTTTTCCAACGAATTCGCCAAAGTCGGCGATACGGTGACGGTCCGCAAACCGGCCACGTTTGTTTCCAACGTATGGAATGGCACCACTGTCACCATTCAAAATGCGACAGAGGGAAGCGTCCCGGTGGTTATGGACACCATCCTCGACGTTTCGTTCGCGGCAGGATCCAAGGAAATGGCCCTATCGATCAACGACTTTTCCGAACAGTTCATTCAGCCGGCGATGCGTGCCCATGCCCAAGCGCTCGACGCCAAACTGGCCGGGCTGTACGAGGACATCCCGTACGCAACGGCAGTCGGCAGCACCGCCGACATTGCTGACATCGCAGCGATTGACACCATCATGAACAACAACATGGTCCCGCTTGATCAGCGCAGCCTGGTGCTCAACCCGGCCACCAAGAGCAAATACATCGTGCTGCCGGGGATCAGCAACGCTGAAAAGTCCGGGTCCACTGACGCGCTGCGCAAGGCTTCCCTCGGGGAAATCCTCGGATTCTCGACCTTCATGTCCCAGAACGTCAAGGCCCACACGAAGGGCACCCTGGGAACAGCGAAAGTAAAGACCGGGGTTGCTGCCGGAGCCGCTGCGGGAACGCTGTACAACAGCAGCCTGACTGGTACACTGAAAAAAGGCGACGTTTTCACGGTCGCGGGCGACACTCAGCAGTATGTATGCCTCGCGTTGGCGACGGCCGGCAGCAACGAAGTCGACATCACCTTCTATCCGGCGGCCAAGGTTGCCTGGGACGGCGATGCCGCGGTCACTGTGTTGGCTAGCGCATCTGCTGAAAACCTCGCGTTCCACAAAAACTGCTTCGCTCTGGTCACCCGTCCGCTGGAAAAACCGATGGGCGCCGCCTATGCGGAAACCCTGTCGTTCAATGGCGTGTCCTGCCGCATCGTGGCCGGTTACGACATGAACACCAAACAGGACACGATCTCCATCGACTTCCTGTGCGGCGTCAAGACTCTGACCCCGGAACTGGGCGTGCGTTTCCGGACTGCGTAATGGAGGGCTGAACGATGGCTAAAATCGAAACCGTCACCCTGTTCAAGGGCGACGAACGGATGATTGTAAACGAAGCCGACGCCGCTGCCTGGAAGAAGGCGGGATGGAAGGCCAAGGCGCCTGCAAAAGAATCCGATTGATAGGAGGCCTGCTGTATGGAGATCAAGTTGAAAATCGAAGGCGTCGAACGCCTGCAGCTGGCCCTCGCTAAAGTTCCGGATACCGTGAACCGGCGGTTAGTGCTGGGCATGCGGGTTGCTACGAGTGCCGTGGCCGAATATGCCCGCACCCATCACCGATTTGTCAGTCGGTCAGGACACCTGGAAGAAGCGATAACCGAAACGGTAGCCCAAAATGGCGGGTCCGTGTATGGCCTGATCGAGCTGAACCCGGCAGGTACCCGAACGGCAACAGGCCAATCGTACGGAATCTTCCAGCATGACGGTACGGACAACGAAGGGACCGGCCGTCACTTCATCGCTCCACGCTATCGCAAAGCGCTGCGATGGGTTGGGCAAGACGGGAAATACTGTTTTTCCAAGAAGGGCATCTGGGTCAAGGGTATCAAGCCGGATCCTTTCATCTACAACGCGGGTGAAACGCTACAAAGGCAAGGACTGTTGCAGGCAGCGTTTGACAACCAAATTGAACTGGCACTGAAGGAGGCGGGGGTATGAGTTACGTAGCAGCGACCGACAGCAACGACGTGATGATCAAGATCACGACAGCCGACTGCACGGCAGCCGATAGTTATGTGGACGCGCTGCTGACCAGAATCGGCGCTACGCTGCCGCTTACGACGGTGCCGTACGAGGTCAAGCAGCTGGCGCTGGCAGTCGCGCATAAGATCAGGGCGCTGGCAGAGTGCGGCCCCGGCGGTCAGATGGGGGACAACGACGCTTATCTGGCCAAATACAAGGTTTACGAAAAAGAGGTCAACCGGTGGGAAAACCTGGTGACGCCGGAACTGATCAACGGCACAGAGCAGTTCGAGTGTTCGATTGATCTCGGGAGGGGCTGACCATGACCGCCATCGCCTTCTGGTTTTTGGTACTCAGCCATCTTGAAACGTATCTGGCAGCCAAGGTCGCCGCAGCCGTGGGGCAGGGTTTTTCCCGGGGTGAATTGGTTCCATCCGTTGTTCCGGCCATTCGGCTTTATCGACGCGGAGAGCCGGATCTGGATATATGGACGCGGCCAAACGGCACTCTGGAAATAACCATGGAGATATGGGCCGAGAACCAGGACCCGGACCCTAAAAAGGGAAACGAAACGCTGGCCACGCTGGAGGAAGCTGTTCGCCAGGCGCTGATCACCTGGCCAGGCCAGGCGATGACAGATCTGAAATTCAAAATCACGGATTTCAAATTCGCTGGAATCAACGGCGACGGTGAGAACTACAGGCCACGCGCGATGGCAATTTACGGGCTCATCATCAAGTGGGCAAAATAAACGAAGGAAGAGGTGATTTCCTTGCTCGGGACTAATGTTATCGACAAACGGGATATATTGCTGGGAAGCGGGAAGTTGTATATCAACAATATCTCGGTTGGACAGCTCAAAGGCGACGTGGCGTTCACGCCGACAGCGGATTACAAGGAATTCAAGGCCGGTGTTCCCCAGCAGACGGTAAAACTGCTGAAATTCTCCGAAGGTGCCGAACTCAAGGCCAGTTTCGCGGAAATGAACGCCGCGAACTTTGCTCGGGCAACCAACGTCGAGCAGAGCGCGATCGTGACCGTAACGGATGACGTAACGGCAGAATCGGTGGTTCTGAGCGGAACGGACACCGTACAGCTGGCAAAAGGCCGCCACATCACAAGCCTGGTCATCGTAAAGGGCGCGACACCCTGCGTGCTGAACACCGATTACGAACTCGTTTCGGCAGCTACTGGGCAAATCCGGCGCGTACCCGGATCCCTTGTCATCGCTTCGGGTGACACGGTGTCGTGTGCCTATACCTACCGAGAAAGCGACGCAGTGTCTTTTGGCGGGGGTGCGCAGCCTGCTGACGCGCCGGCCAAATTCGTGTATGACAGCCCGGACGGCGATGTTCGGATCACCATCGAGTTCCCGCTGGCCAAGATCAAGACCGGCAACGCGATCACGTTTAAGGAAGAGGACTTCTCGACGTCCGACTTCACGGTCGTGGCCGTGTCGGACAGCTCAAAAGCAGCCGGAGCCCAGCTGGGCACGATCACGATCGAATATTTCCCGACGTGATCTGAATAGAATAGTGTTTGAAGGGGCCGGGAAACCGGTCCCTATCTTTTTGCAAAAAGGAGCATAACCATGGGACGGAAAGTTACTGATGCACAGATTGCTGAAGCGTTGAATCCCGCGCTGTCGGAAGACATGGCGGTGTTGGGTGAGCAGAAGTTCAAGGTCATTACCATGCCCTTATCGGTCGAACAGGTTTTTCTGAAGAAATTGCGGTCCATCGTACCTAAAACCGTCAGCGGGCCGGAGATGATCGACGCACTGATCGAAACGGACGTCAACGACCTGTGTGAACTGGCGGCCATGATAGTCAAGAACGCAGGCGAGGACTATAAGCCATTGACGGCCGCTGATATCTTGCATTCGGCCCGTTTGGTGGACATCATCGGTGCGATCGAAATGCAGATCGAGAAACAGGGGTACCTGGATTTTTTGTTACGGATAACGGCAGCGCTGCCGGGAGTGCTGACCGCCAAGCGGTAAATATTATCGAGCTAGCCATGGAGCGGGGGATCAGTACCGAGCAGCTGCTCGCAACCATGACTAGACCACGGCTGATGCTGTATTCATACCTCAAGGAAAAAGAGAAATTCAACAAGGCCTTGAGCATGTTGTCGAAAGGGGGCGCGTTACCATCGCGAATAATTCTACCGCCGGGCGTTCAGCGGACAAAATAATCCGGATCCTGATGCAGGCGGATCCCGGCAACGTGAATCAGGTGCTGGATCAGGTCACGCAGAAAATGAAAAACGTGGCGGCGCAGGGAGCGGGGACTGGTGGAGCAACGCCTCCGCCGTTACCTGGAACCGGTGGCGCCGGGGCTCCGCCTGCGATTCCCTCGGCAGTGTCCGCCAGCTGGTCGAAACTGACAGGGATGGTTGGAACAACAGGAGCCGCGCTGACTGTTGTCGGGGTGATGGCAACGGCAGCGATTGCCGCGATTAAAGCCGTCGGCGCAGCAATCGAGCCCTTCGTCAGACTGAACAGTGAGATAGAGAACACGCAGCTTAAATTCAAGGTCCTGCTTGGGGACGCGGCCAAGGCAAAGGCAGCCTTTGCTGAAACTAAGAAATACGCGGACACGACGCCTTTCACCTTGAAGGAGACGGCATCTGCACGGACCAAGCTGTTTTCGGCCAACATCGAAGATATGGATACTCTGAAAGCGGCCGGAGACCTGGCTGCTGCCAGCGGACGTTCCCTGGATGAAGCGGCCATGGCGTTTGCACGGCTGAAGTCTGGCGCCACCGGTGAAGCCATGGAAATGCTGCGATACATGAACGTATCGAGGCAGATGTTCCGGGCGGAAGGGATTGATTTTGACGCAGGAGGGCAGGCGCTGGCCACGGCGGAAGAGCTGACGGGAGCGCTGCGGAATATCGTTAAAGCCAATTTCGGCGGCATGACGGACGAGATTGGGAAGCAATGGTCCGGCCTGTGGTCGACGTTCGGCGATACCGTGGACAACGCCATGAGGGGAATCAGCAGCGGAAGTTTTGTCTGGCTCAAGAACGCAGTGTCATCTGCCATCACGGCCATCAATGGACTCCTCGACAGTGGAGCCCTGCAGCAGTTTGGCAGCGCTGCAGGAGCAATCTTCGGCGCAATAGTCGGGGTAGTTAAAAATATTGGCACTGCCCTGGCGCCTCTTGGAGCCATCATTGGCGTGACGCTTGTGCAGGCGCTAGGGGTAGCTGCTGGAATCATTGCCACGATAGCCGTCGGGATTCGGTTGATAGCCAGTGCGGCTGAATTTGTTGTAGACGTTGTGACATCCGGAAACCTGACAAAGTCACTGGCTGATGCGAAAGCCAGGCAAAGAGAAATCCTGGGAGACTACCGCGTCCAGATGCAACAGGCAGGGTCGGCTGTAAAAGGGCAGACGCTCGATCTGAACGATAATACCGAGGCAACCAATAAAAACGCCAAGGCAATGACCAAAGCACAGATCACGGCCATCGAGGCGCGGGACCAGGCTGTGGCAAACATCAAGAGAGTGCAGGCTGCCCAGGAATCGACGTGGGCGGTTGAAAAGGCCCGGGGCCGGGACGCAGTGCAGCTGGCCCAGATGGAGATGGAGCAGGCCAAGCTGAACCTGGCGGCCATGCAGGAAAAAGAAGAGGCCGTCCGCGCTGCCCAGGAGGCTGCCGGCAAGCCGTATCGGAAATCAAACGAGATGATGTCTTCCGAGGTCGCTTACGCCAAGTCGCTTGAAAACTACTACGACAAGCTCATCGCGAAAAAATCGGCCATGGGCGAGTTTATCACCACGACCAGCAAACTGCTTGCGGAGGCTGACGCGATCGACAAGCGGGGCGGCGACAGCGGAGTAAAACGCTATGAGGCCCTG